TGACAATGAGCCCATTCCGGCAGAGCCAGTTGGTGAGTTCATTTTCATTTCTTGGAGAGTGTCCGTGAAAACTCTGCCGCCAACAGAGGTCAATAATTCTTTAAGTTCAATAACAGGTGATCCGGGTCTCAACAAACCCAACTTAGAAGTATAGCCACTAATTTTAAATTGTTTGTTCGTAATGGCTTTTTTAGCCGCTTCAATGTCGTCTTCCCCAGTAATCAAAAACAAGGCTTTTTGTGCGTCTCTTATTTGCAGTTCTGATTTTTTAAGAAAAGCATCGTAAGATGCTAAAGCTTTTGGAAATTTTTCAACTCTTTCTTGTTGAAGTATAAATGATGGACTTTTTTGATTTATTTGCTCTTTTAATGCGTTAATCATTGGAATGTTTTTAGGGTTTGCTTCTTTCTCAAGCTTATTACTTCAGCATACATTTTTACGATTTCAGGAGCGCCAGCTAGCCTTTTTGCATCTGCAGCAAGAGCAATTTGTTTGTCAAATGCTTTAAGCGCTAGATTATTTAGGTCTCCATTAGCTTGAGCAACTAGGTGAGCGCGGTCCGCAGCGGTCTTTCCTGCTTCAGTCTGCATTTTATGCGGTTCTGGCGGTTTTGCGCCCATCGCATGAGCAAGTTTTATATTTGCTGGAACTTCACTGTAATTATTATATCCTGCTTTACGGGCAAACGCTTGTCTTTCTTGTGCCATTTTTATATCTGCAATATTTATTGCGGTTTCTTGGTCATTTATTTTTTTGACCACCTTGCCAAGTTGGTCTGAAGATAAAATTCTTTCAAAACTTGGGTTTTGTTCTAGTAACGCTTTAGCCTGCGTAATGCCGGATTCAGTTCCGTCTAATTTTTGACTTATAGATAAAATAATAAGCTGACTTTGCAAGGCATCAACCAATTGAAGCTCTGTACTTGTTGGCAATGCGCCGCCCGGAGTGTCATCGCCAACCGTAAATTCTTTTATTTTTACAAACGCTTCATTAACATCCATTTCGCCACTGGCTACACCAGAAATAAGCACATTAGCCTTGTCGCCAAATTGTCTTGTCAGATCGCCAATTTGCGCTTCGCGAGTTGCAGAAATTGCTGCTCGTTCGTATCCTCCTGCAAGGTCTGATAATCCACGATCAAGCAAGGTATTGCTATTTAAACTTCCACGGTGATTATTTATTAAAGTAGCTTTTTGCGTTTCAACATAAGCATTAAATCTTTGAAAAGTTGCCCGATCTGTTAAATCTTCTTGATCTTGAACACGCTGCCATTCTGTAGAGACGTTAGTTTTAAAAGTGTCTTCATCTCGGCCTCTGTTAATAACATCTTCGCGCTTTTGCACCCGCTCTCCGGCAGCGGCTAATTGACCAGAAATTTGCTCCAAGCCTTTTGCCGCACCGGCAAGCGGATTTGTGGCAAGGCCGGGGCTAATATTTCCCACTCCTGTCGTGCTGGGAATGCTTGCTTTTCTCATAAATGGTGCGTTTATCATGTCAGGATTCCATTTTCAAATCTATCTTTAAGGGGTTAGCTCGCCAGCAAAACCACGATTAGCTCCGACTAACCCACCACCACCGGGACCACTAGGCAATTTAGAAGCTCCGCCAGCCGCCGCCCCTAAACCTGTTAATAGTGATCCAACCCCTTTACCTTTAGCATTGCTTGCAGCGGCTGCGCCTTGAAACCTCGCTATTTGTGCGTTTTGCTGTCCGGCCTGTGCTGCAAGCTCTCCGCCATATTTAATAGCTAACTGCTCAAGTGCTATTTCGCTTGCATCCATATCAAAGACAGATTGCATGTCTAGCAATTCGCCGCCTGCGGATGCCGCCCCGGCGCGTTTGCTGGCTTGAAAGAATTTAGCCTCTCGCGCTGCTCGCTTTGCGTCAAAGTCGGCTTTTTGACGGGCAGCTATGGCATTATTTTCAGCAACTTGTGCGTTAAAGTTTGCAAGCTGTTGAGCTTGTTTGCCTTGCTTTGCTGCGCCTATAGCGCCCATGCCAGCACCGGCAACGCTCATCGTTATAGCTGCGATTGCTAACGCCGAAGACATATACTTATTCTCCCGTTATCGTCACGATATTGCTGCCGATATCTGACCTCGATAAAAGCAAATCGGATTCATCCGTAAATTCTTGCTCCGCTTCAAAAACAGTTTTTGCATTTGTTGGAAACACCATGCTTATGTCTGTTTTAGAATGAGAAACAAAAGCCTGTTTCCTTCCAGCACTTGCGGGAACTACGCCGTAACCGGCTATTTCAGCAATTGTTCCTTCACCTATGTAGCACGTTGCAACGCCGTTGATAATCAAAATTGTACTAACCTTAACTAGCGCACCAGTTAAAACGTGATTAGGCGGCATAGCTATGGTGCGGCAATACATTCCACCATGAATAACGTGATTCGTCTCTAGCGGGAATTGCGGCATAGCTTTAACGAATTCCGTCAACTGCTCAACTTTATTTACAGCCTCGGCGCTCATTGGCGGTATGCGTGACTCTATGGTTTGCACGTTATTCATTGCAAATCCTTAAAAAACACAACATCGTTTAAATTATATCCGGCTTTAGGCAAAACCTTAGAAAGCGGCCCATCGTGCGGTGCGCTAACCAACATACCAAAAGCGCCAGATTCAATAGCTTCATTTTCAGCCGCTCGTAATAATTTAATCCCGGCCAAAGTCTTTCTGTACGGTTGCGACACAAAAAAGCTTTCTGTTGATGCTACCAAGGACGTATATTTTGGAAGCATGGTTACAAGAACCGTCACAAAACCGACAAGCCTATCTTCTTCAAACGCTCCAAAAACACGCAAAAGGCCGTTAAGTTCTAGATTTCTATACAACTCTTCATTGTAAAAATGAGGCCGGTTATCTTTGGGCGGGCATTCATCTGCGTATTCTTGCAAAAGCTCTGAAAACTCCGCGCATGATTTAAGCTGATCTATGTTTATTTTTTTAATCATGTTTTAGTCGTGTTCAATTCTGGCATAATTGCAAGAACCGTCAAAGGCAACGGCTGATCTTGCACTAAAACAATGTGTCCGTCCTTGTCCCAATTGCGTGGAAATTCTATTTCTTTATCGCCCGTGAACAAAGCAGGCGCTTCATCCATGTCATCTGCGCTCGATCTAAACGGTATAATATCAAGCCTGCTTGAACTTGGCCCGTGCTTTAAGCCCAAAGTCTGATATAGCCTATATGTAATTCGGGCTATTCGCTTCTTTTTGCCTTGCGCTGTTCCATCTCTGGCACCCGCTTCAATTCGCATGGTTTCAAGCGTTGATGTGTATGGCAATCCAACATGAACGGTGTTGTAAGACGCGTTTAAAGTAATAGAGCCGCTAGAAACGGTCCTGTCAGGATGCGCCGCTCCGTCTGCTAAAACAGAAACGGTTTGCCCTTCTAAATGAGACAAGCCAAACAAAGTAGTCGCAGGAGACCCGTTGTAGCTTAACATTGAATCCAAAAAGGTTGCTTGCTCTGTATTGGAAGAACCTTCAACAAGGCCATTTGTTAAAAACTCAATGTAACGCACCGAAGACCCGTTTATTGTTCTTTGAATAACTGCCCACAAATCATCCCGAGAACCGTCTTGGCTAGGTATTACGGCAACGCTTTCGATCTTGGCGTTGGTTCCACCTATAGTGTGCTGATGCCATCCTATAACGTCTTGAGCGCGTTCGTAGGTCATGCCTACTAATTTTCCATCAGCCCTTGCCATCCATACGATGCTATCGGGTTCTTGTTGGTAGGCGATTTCAATAATTCCGCCTTCAGTTATGTGTTCAGATAAAATTGATAAGTCGGGCGCGGTAAATGCGTCAGTCTCAAATTGATAAACGTATTCTCTTACTTTTCGACTGGCTCGCTGCAAAAATAAAACAGAGTTTCCGACTTGAGGCGGCGTTACTGCCGCGCTGCCAAATGTGGTTTGCCTTACAACACGAGTATTTGTTGGCGACAAAGGACTGTTTTGATCGCCTTGCGATACAATAAATTCACCGCCAGCGGTGCCAATTGACAAGACTTTCCCCGCCCGCATCCAGCGAATTGTATTTACCTGATCCGTGGCGATTGTGTAAACGAATCCGCTATCATCAAGAACATCGCCATCAACATCTGTAGGAGCGTGGTTTTCAAAATCTGCGGAAACAGAAAAGAATAACGATTGCGGGCGCGTTGTAGTTGCTGCCCAAACTAAGCGCTGCTCAAAGAATGTTACGACAGACGGATACCCCGTTGTGTCTGAGAACGCCCCTAACCTCCAACCCGTTTGAGGCGTTGTAGCCGAAGCGTCTGGCCCAATAAAATCAGCAGTAACGTGCGTTGTGTCTGCTCGCGCCGTGATTTTTAAATACGTCTCTTTGTTTGATGCGTCTTCAAACCTAATAAACCGCCCTATATCGGTTGTGAGAAAGCCTTGGTCATCGTTAATACCCGTGACAGCCGATGCGGTTATTGTGACGCCTGTTCCGGTAGTCGCAGAAAGCCCCAGCGTTGTATCTGTAGCATTAACGGAATTATAAGGCCCATCTAAAAACGTAATAACGGCTAACGTCCAACTCGTATCACTTAACCTTGAAAGAGTGCGAGGGGCGTGATTTTTATGGGCTATGTATAAAACGTCTGCGGATTGAGTGATAACAAGCTCAAACAATTCCGCTTCAAGATATGGCGTTGATACTTCAAACGTAGAGCCTTTGTTGAAATCATTATCAAAAACTTCCTCAAAGGGTCCGCTTTGAATCTGTCCATAATTTTTGTAGAACCGAACATATTGGTCGCCAAATTCAATGATGTAGGCTTGTGTTGCACTAAATTCAAAAGGAAGAAGCCGGGTTTTTTTGCTGCTATCTTTAACTTCAGACGAAAAATAAAACCCGCCTCGCCTAGAGGCCGGTCCATGCTTTTGCACGATCATATTTTCTAGCGTCTTGCATCCGTTTGGATATTTTTGAAGATCAACGCGGCCTTCTAAGCGCGGAGAAAGTTCACCAGCGGTGAAGTTTGTAAATATCGGCGCAGAGCGTGGCATTAAGGTATCCTATTAACGCTGACCGTTTGATTTCCGCCGTAGTTAATGCGACTTCCCAACCATGTGTCGGCAACAATTTCATCTTGACCACCGCTTTCTTGTGCGTCCATCGAACGCGCATCAAGGATTTTGCGTTGGTACATTTCCATCATATTTTGATAGAGCGAATTGCTTTCGGCTAACGTTACGGCTAACTCCGCAGATATGCGAGCCGACAAGGCTTCTACAAACATAGAGTCGAAAAGATTTACGTCTTCAACACGCGACACATATAAAATTTTAGCGGGGCTTTCATCGGTCAAAAGTTTGCCGCTTTCAATCTTATATATCATGTCTAGGTCTTCCATTTGCAAAACACGCAAACAGTCAGAAGGAAGCGTATATTGAAATGAAAACTCAAACGCTGGCGTGTCTGAATCTTTGGCTAATTCGATGCGCTTTTTAGCAAAGTTCCAAACGTGATCTCTGAGAACGGCATCTCTGATTTGCTCATAAATAAGATTAGCGGCGCGAGCCGCTTCACTGTCTTCAGTCAACGACAAAATTGCGTTTGCGCCAAGTTTGACTAGAGCATTATTTACAATCTGAACAACTGAAGTTGCCATTTTTCACTCCAAAAAAGCATGGGGAAGGCAGTTACGCCTTCCCCAACTTTATCAGGTCGATGAGAAATACATATCAACAATTAAAGTGCCGGAGCTTGGAAGCGCCGCACTTGCAATAGTGATAAAGATTTCTTCTTCTGCCGCCAACGTTGCAACACCGGCATTCACTCCAAACAGAGTTGGAGCATTTGCCGCCGTATGCGTTGCTGCTGCGCGATACTTGCCGGTCGTGCCGGTGATGCCGATGGCAATCGTGGCACTGCCGCCAAGCGTAGCGCTGGCGTTAAGAACGCCATAAAGGAATGATTCCCCTTCATAGGCTTTAGCGATAACAATCGTGTCAGAAGTTGCTTGTGACGCGAGAGTTATGGTTGCCCTTTTGACTCGCACATTACCGTCAACTACTCCCCCGGAGGGCAGGCTAACCGGAGTGCTATTCAAAAGGCCGTTCATTTCTGAACTATAGAGTACAGCCATTAGTCAATCCTCCTATTCAACACAAAGGATTTCAAGAGCGCGGGCTTCTTCCATACGAGTCGCGCCAATGCTCATTGAGCAAAAGACTTGAGTCGCATAGTTTTTATCCGCACGTTCTGAAATTTTCGAACTCATGTCGGCACCAACACCAAGAAGAAGACCATCTTGTTGAAATGCAAAACAACGCCGATGGCTTGAACCATCAACCGGAATCAATTTAGTTCCGTCAGTTCGTTTGCCGTTCACCGAAATAAATTTATAGCCCAAAAAAGTATCCAATTCTCCGCGAGCTAAAGCACGCACAGTATTGAAATCCGAACTTTTTATTTCGGTAGTATTTAGCAAATCGGTGATTTGATCCGCAGTGCAAACAATAACCCGACCATCGTCCGGTACATCGTCACCGTCCATAGTTTCTTTGGCCGTTAAGAGTTTTGCCAGAGTAAGGCCGGTTCCGCCGTTAGCGATAGCAGTTTGACCAGCGGTGGACGTTGCACCAGAAACGCCAGTAAAGGCCGTTCCAAGAGCCGCATCAATCAAAACCTCATCCATTGCGCGACCCATTGCCATAGCTGCCGCCAAAGCATATTGAGAAGTCGGGTCGATCAACATACGAACTTTATCTTCCTGATCGATCAAATCAGCCCAATCAAAATCTTCAAGCGAAACGCGCCTTCGGGAATGGGGGGTATCAACTCTGGGAGTATCGCTGTGGCGACTACTGCGACGTTGCGCCGCCGTGGCACCAATTTGCTCGAAAAAAGCATTTTTACCGGTAACGGATTCTTCGCGAACTGAACCGCGCAATTTAGACCCGTCCTGTTGGACAAGGTGCTGGACGTTTGCGCTGTACTGTTCAACGAATGCCGTTGTCACATTAACAGACATTGGATTCTCCTAATAAGGAATTTAAAACAGTATTTTTTAGGGTTGTCGCCATTTGAGACGGCCCAGCGGCCTTGGGTTCTTGCGCGGGTTCCGTAAGGAATTGTCCATTTAGACAAAAGGCTAATTTGACGTTATCACAAATCATTATTTTTGCAAACAGCAAAAAAAGACCTCTCACTGGTGGGAAAGTGAGAGGTCTAGTAGGTAGGGATGCAGGGAATAATTTATATATAATCTATATTTTAAAAACACTCAATCTTTAATTTTGACTACATTTTTTGATTGCTCTTTAGGCGGCCTTCCGCGTTTTGGCTTTTCTTCAAATCCAACAACCCAGTCATAATATATTTGAGCGCGCTCTATGCACCCGGTTACGTTAATGGATTGCGCCATATTAAGGCATTCAAGCCTAACGGATATGACATCCATATTCATTCTGGATATGCCTGAGTGTAAAGGTTCTGAACCTTATTAACGATGCCAGCATGTTCTGGATGGCGCTTGTTTAAATAAGCGGGGTGCGACATTAAACTTTGGGCTTCTGTTTTTGCTTCTTCTGGCGTAAGCGCTGCCCTTTCGCCTGATGACGGACCAGCCAAATCTTTGTCGGCCATCGTTGTTTTGGCAATGTTTGCAAAAGCCTTCAGCATTGCAGGATTGTTTCCAAGCCCACTAGAAACCATTATTTCCGCAAGGTCATCGCCGCCGTATTCATTAAAGGCTTTTTTTGCCGCTTCAATATTTTGATCGTATGCGCGGCCCCATTCTTCTTTCAAAGCTCTTTCGCCGTCTTCTATCGATTGATTTTGAATTTCAGAAAAGTTCGATTGTTGCGTAACTACGTTAGAGGCTTGCCAC